AGAAACGGAGATGATTGAACTTACTTTTGTATTGCTGTTAACTATGGGTAGTGAAAAGGTAGAGTACACCCCGTATGAATCTTTATCTCAGTGTTTATCGGTGCGGCGTAAGATAAAACGGAACACAGGCGTAACTCATAACTTTGACCAGAAGTGGTCCTGCAAAGAACTTAAAGTTAAAATAGATGAAGACACTGGCAGCATTTTAGAAATCGTAGAAGAATGATTGTGTTTGTGCTGTACGTGTACTTAGGTGCAAATATAATAGACCGCACACAACAGTTCGTAGACATGGATAGATGCCTATACTTTGCTCAGAGATTGTCGCGACAACAAGCTGTTCCGGCGGGTGGCGGTAAAAGAAAAAAGATAACCGCAGTATGTAGACCCCAACCAAAGTAGGAACCAACCAACCATGATTGCAGAAACACTCGCGGGTATAGCCCTTGTAAAGAGTGCCGTAGATGGTATCAAATCTGCAATAGGAACCGCCAACGACATTGGAGACATAGCAGGTTACATAGATAATCTGTTCGAAGGCGAAAAGCAGGTACAGCAAGTCCGTAACAAAAAAGCGGGTAACGTAAGTATTGGGGACCAGTTTGGCGTAGATACTGTTGCTCGTGATGTAATTGATGCACGTATCGCTGCAGAAAAACTCCAAGAAGTAGCTACGATGGTTGACATGCGGTTTGGTCCGGGAACTTGGAAGGGTATAGTCATTGAACGAGCTAATCGTATCAAGGCTGCAAAGGAAGCTGCAGCAGCAGCCCGAAGAGCAGAAAGGCTAAGACAAGAAGAAATGATGGAGAACATCAAGGTAGTGGCTCTGATAGTAATGGTTTTTGCAATCGGTATTGGACTCCTGATAGCGTTGATGGTTTCTACTGCATCTGCCTTCATTAATTAAATTCTTGACTAAACTTCAAAATTTGTATATAATACTTTTGAAGGGAACACTATGAAACAACTTGCAATAGACGCACTGCGTTACAGATATGAGGCACAGAAAAAAAGTGCGAAATATATTCTCACAAATTACTTCCAAAATCCAGCAGCTATTGGGGAGCATCCTGACCTTCTTGAAGAAATGGACAAAGCTATTGGAAGCTGGGAAGAAGCTAACAGTAAGCTTCAAGCTTTGGATGACATTACAGATGAAGGGTATCCGTCCCTGTTTGACTAATTACCTTGCACTGGGTTTGCTAAATTGCGGCAAGCCCTTTACTCGTGTAGGGAATTGGTTTTGGAAGTTGCACTGCAAGGTTATTCGTCGAGACAGATAGTGAAGACTGTTATTTATCGGCACCAGAGACTAAAGCCATACAACTTGAGACACACTTCTTCACCCCCTTTGTTACTAAAAGAAAAACAACTAAAATTAATAAGTGAAACAGACTCGTTAAAGAAATACGTTATCATAGGAAAATAGGGCAATGCCACAATTACAGTCTGGTTCCAAGTTTCGTACCGAAGTTGTGGCGTTAGGTTCTACGGATAAAACAAACATATACACGGTACCTGCTAATTTCTCTTCTCATTTAGAAAACCTCTTTGTAAGTAACAATCACACGGGTAATGTGACGTTGAGCCTACATCTTTTTCACGCAGACGACAACACAGAGTATACACTAATGACTACTTACAACGTTTCTGGGGGTTCTTACGAATCAATTTTTACAGTAGACAAACCCTTATATTTACATGCAGGTGACATTATTAAGTGTACAGCGGGTACGGCAGACAAGTTGGTTGTAACCACATCTTGTGAAGAATTTTTTGACGCGGCTCGACGAGCCTAACTTAGATACAATAGGAGACACAAATCATGGCGATTACAACTGCAATGTGTAGTAGCTTTAAGCAAGAACTTCTGGGCGGTACACATGATTTGGATTCCGACAGCATCAAGGTTGCGTTAATTAAATCATCTATGTCTGGTACTTACAATGCTGCTACCACGAACTATTCAGATGTGACGGGGAATAGCGACGAAGCCAGCGGAACAAACTACACTACAGGGGGCCAAGTACTAGATAGCCCTGCTATTTCTTTGAGCGGAACCACTGCACTCGTTGATTTTGCAGACGAAGTATTTTCAAACGTAACAGTATCAGCAGATGGCTGTATAATCTACAATGCTGGGCAGAGCAACAAGGCTATTGCTGTTGTTGACTTTGGCGGCACAGTTTCAGCAACCGCTGGTAACTTAACGATTCAGTTTCCCGCAGCAGATGCATCTAACGCCATAGTCCGTATTGCGTAAGGAGTAGCTATGGCAGTCATAGCACAGTCTGCAAGATATGGCTCTGGTTTATTCGGTGTATCAAAGTTTGGAGTTACAAATCTATCTAAGGTTCTTACGGGTGTAGTAGGCACTACTAACACACCGTCGCTTACGCAGACTCACACCTCTAATCCCACTCTTACTGGTGTTTCCGCAACAACGTCGTTGGGTGCTGTAGAAATATTCATTGTTGTAGACGTTGTGGGAGTGTCTGCCACAGGTGCTGTAGGTTCAGTAGGAACATCTACTTCAGCCGGTTTGTCTGGTATTCAGGGAACATCTGCTGTAGGCACTATAAGCACCACAGCAGTTGTATTTAATTATAACGCGGTTCGTGACTTATACGATAGACGACGCACTGTTAATATTGAGAGAGCAGCCTGATGCCGCTAACAAGCTTTGAACGAACAGTACTTGTAGTGTTGGACCCCAGAGTTGTCCTCATTGAAAGTATTGGCAACAGCTTTACCCGCACAGTTTACGTGGAGTAATTTATGTCTTACAAATGGCCCTTTAAAGACCCCGGAGAAACACTCGACTACAGTATAGACTGGTCGAGATTTCTTGGTTCCGCAACTATTTCTTCAGTTGTATGGTCTGTAGAAACTAGCACGTACTCTACTCGTACTGTTTTAGCAGCCGGAGAAGACCTGACTACTGCATCTAGTTCGGCAGTAACTGACAGTATCCAGAATGTTTCCCAAACAAACACTAATACGGTGGCTACAATAAACATAGCAAGCGGCGTTAACACAAGAGACTACACTTTCTTTTGTACTATAGTAGATAGCACGGGCAGCACAGCAATCCGTTCGGTTAACTTAAAAGTGAGGACACGGTAAAAGATGGCGTATGATTTTCTCAGCTTAACCAACGATGTTGCTAAACGTTTAAACGAAACAGAATTAACATCCACGAACTTTGCTGCTGCAGCAGGATTTTACTCTGCAATTAAAGAGGCTGTGAACTCTGCAATTCGACATGTTAATCAGTCTCATTTTGGCTGGCCCTTTAACCACAACGTTTACGAACAAACCTTAACTGCAGGTATAACTCGCTATCCTATCCCAACGCAAGCAAAATACGTAGACTTCGACACTTACAGAGTTCGCCGTAACACTACTCTGGGCGTAGGACGAGCGCAACATTTAACACAGTTATCCTATGATGAATATGTAGACATATATATTGACCAAGAGGATGAGACAGACGTTACAAAGGGGGCAGCACCTCAATTCGTATTTCGAACACAGAATGCAGAATTTGGTGTAGTTCCTATGCCTGACAAAGCATACCAAGTCGATTTTGAATACTTCATGGACCCCGTTGACTTAATTCTCAATACAGATGTTCCTACAATTCCAGAACGGTTTCGTCACGTTATTATTGATGGTGCCATGTACTACGCCTACATGTTTCGTGACAACATAGAGATGGCTTCAGTGTCACAGCGCAAATTTGACGAAGGTATCAAGCAGATGAGAACTGTAACTGTCAACGAAAACGTTTACATGAGAGCATCGTAGAGTATGCCGGACCGTTGGCAAACATACGCCATCGAATTTAAGGGTGGCCTGATTACGAACCTGTCTCCGTTGCAGCATGGTGTTAATGCTCCGGGGTCTGCTCGTATCCTGCGTAACTACGAGCCTTCTGTTCAGGGGGGTTATCGAACAGTCTTGGGGTACTCCAAGTACGACAGCAATTTGGTTCCCCCGTTTGGTACACCGCTGGTTCATGCAGGGTCGCAGTCAGGAACAACTCTTGTAATCGGAAACCTGTACACCACACCCGTTGCAGGGGATACCTTTACTATAGCGGGGGTAACCGGAACGTACACAATTGCTGGAAGTGGCGTTAGTTTTAGTTCTACGAACAAACGAGCCACTCTAACTTTAACGTCTTCGCTTGCAAGTAGTCCCGCCGACCAAGCTGCAGTAACCTTCACATCTGGTGCGGGTATTATGCAGGGAGTTCATACCTTTGAAAGCGCAGT